GCCAGCGCTTCGGAGACAAAAAAAGCAAACCATGTATCTTGCAATCACGATTGGCATATGCTATAATGCCTATAGGCAAAAAGACAAAATGTTTCCTTGCGAAACAGCAAAACGAAAATCCCCGGATGCGCGTCCGGGGATTTTCTATTCCGTTTAATAGTGGTGGCTTAAACCACAGGCTAGTTACCGGCTACTTATCACTGTCTAACCATTTGCAGATGAGGTGGCAAACCACGCCTGCCACAACAGTGACGATAAAAGACAAAATGTATTCCATTACGAAACACCC